AGGCCAGGGAGTACGGCCTGATCGATGAGATCGTGGGGCTCCCGGGGGCGGAGGAGGATCCGGCCGCATTTGTGGCGGCATCCGGCGGACGGATCCGGCTGACAGCGGCCATGCGGGAGCAGTACCGCACCCATGTGGCGGAGCAGAGGACCGCCGGGGCCCGGGAGGAAGAGGCAAGACGCGCCCTGGCTCGGCTCAGGTCGCTTGCAAGCTATTAAAAGAAAGGACGGAACGACATGGATTTTATGGAGAAGATCACCGAGCTGCGGGCAGAGAAGAGCAAGCTGCTGGCTCAGGCAGAGGCCCTGCCCCTGGAGGATGTGGAGGGCCGGGACAAGATTACCGACCAGATGGAGGGACTCAATGCCCAAATCAAGAGCCTGGAGCGGCAGGCCAAGGCCAGCGCCGACGGCGCAGCCGTGTATGACGGAATCCTCCACAGCAGCGAGGGGACGAAGAAGCAGGCCGATGGAGGCGCGCCCAAGCTGTTTGCCTCCCTGGGTGAGCAGCTGAAGGCCATCTATGATCTGCGCAAGGGCCAGACCATGGACGACCGCCTGGGGAAGATCAATGCGGCGGCGGGGGTGACCGGCACCACCGGAGCGGATGGCGGATTCCTGCTCCAGGAGGATTTTGCGGGCCGGATCCTGGAGAGCGCAGTCCAGCGCAGCCCTCTGCTCAACCGGCTGGACCGGTACACCTGCTCCAGCGCGGCCAATTCTATGCGCTGGATCAGCGCCAATGAGACCGACGTGAGCAAGTCGGTGTTCGGCGGCGTGCAGATGTACTGGGCCGCGGAGGGGGCCACGGTGGCGGCCAGCAAGCCCCAGTTCCGTGAGATGAAGCTGGATCTGGAGAAAATGATGGGCTTCTGTTACTGCACGGACGAAATGCTCCAGGACGCCGCGTTCCTGACCGGCTTTGCGGGGAACGCCTTCTCCCTGGCCGGGGACCGGCTGCTGACTGAGAGCGTGATCAGCGGCGACGGGGTGGGCAAGCCTAAGGGCCTGCTGAATTCCAAGGCGCTGATCACCGTGGACAAGGAGGCCAGTCAGGCTGCCGGCAGCTTCCTGGGGATGAACGCGGTGAAGATGCAGGCCCGGGCCATGCCCCGTGGCCGGGAGCGGCTGGTGTGGCTGATGCACCCCGACCTGGAGGAGCAGCTTCCCTATCTGTCCATCCAGAGCGGCGAGGCGGCCAAGTTCCTGTGGAACCCCGAGGGCGGCCTGGGCAACTTCGACACCCAGCGGGTGCTGAACAAGCCGGTGCTGTTTGAGGACAGCTGCCCCGCTCTGGGCAGCAAGGGCGACGTCATGCTGGTGGACCCGATGCAGTACATCCTGCTGAGCAAGGGTACCGCAAAGCAGGACTGGTCCATCCATGTGGAGTTCCTGACGGACCAGAACTGCTTCCGCATGGTGTTCCGCTGCAACGGTGCCCCCAAGGTGACCCAGCCCCTGAAGATCAAGAACAGCGCCAAGACCCGCAGCCCCTTTGTGGCGCTGGCCGCCCGTACATAAGGAGGAGGACAGTATGAATCGGATTTGTGAAGAAGTGCAGTACCTGGACGTATTCGCGCCCCAGGCGGTGGCTACGGCCACAGATAAGGCCAGCGCCTTTGTGGACACCGCCGGCGTGGACAGCGTGGAATTCCTGATCTACACCGGTGCCCTCACCAGCGGGAAGAAGCTGACGGTGGGCGTCCAGACCTCCGCGGACGCCAGCGGCTCCAGCCCGGAGGAGGCGGAAGAGACGGTATTTACCGCATCCGGCTCCGATCCCGGACTTGCCGTGGTGAGCTACAGGGTCCGGGGAGACCGTGGCCGCTATGTGGGCGTCACCTTCCAGCATGATGCCGGCGCGGAGGTGGACTGCGCCGTGGTGGCCGTTGTGCGGCCGATGTACCGGCCGCCGGAGAACAGCTGGCAGCTGGTGGTGTAAGTCATGACGACCTGGAGCGAGACGATCAGGGCCCGGCTCATGGCCTACTGCCGGATCGACGTGCTGGAGGACGGAGAAGAGGACCTGCTCAAGACCCTGTATCTCTCCGCTGTCGCGTATCTGGCGGGCGCTGACATCTCTGAGCCGGAGGCGGACACGCCCAGGCGGGCCCAGTACGACCTGTGCGTGAACGCCCTGGTCCTGGACGCCTATGACAAGCGGGGCACCACCGTCAGCGGCTCGGCGCTGACCGACAACCGGGAATACCGGGGGACCTTCCTGCAGCTGCAGGCCACGGAGCCGGTGTCCGAATCGGACACATAAAAAGGGCCGCCCCGGCGGAGGCCGGGGCGGCGGGGCAATCATACGGGATCGCCGTGGTAAGTATCAAAGTCCACCATGGCATAGGCCGCCGTCTGAGGCGGCGCACAGACGGGAAGCGCCGCAGAGGGCGCCGGAATTTCGCGGCCCAGATCTCGGGCGGAGATCCCCCAGAGGCCGATAGCGTCCGCGGCCATGTCGATGGCGTCGGCGAGATCCTTCCCCTCCGTATTGATATCCAGGTCCGGCACGTAGACCACATAGCCGTTTTCGGACGGCGTCAGGATGATGGGATAGGCTTGTTTCATGAGAATTTCTCCTTTTGCGGAACAGCGGAGAGGCAGGTGTGACGCTATCTCTGGGGGGCGGGACCATACTCACGCTCCATTGCGTTTCGGGTGACAATCCACTGCTTGCCATATTTCTGTGCGTCTACACCCTCCACCAGTTTGTGATAGGCGACTGCCTTTCGGAGCGTACTCTCGTGCAGCCCCCAGAGTTCTGTAGCATCTGCAAAGGACAGGAGACTGTCAAAAGGTGAGGACACAGGCACACTGTTTTCCCAGAGCTCGGAGCCGTCCATGTCGATATCATCATTCCAAGAGACACCATAGCCGCCGGGGTCAGTGCGCACTTGACTGAACAGGCCGGGAACGTCACGCAGGGGGGCAAAAACAGGCATCCGCTGGATCAGCGGGGTCATGTTGTATTCCCGGCAGCAGCCTTCTGTGAAGTGGACCAGAAGCCTGTAATTTTCCAAAGGGGTCACGGATTTGATCTTGTGAAACATGGGACCACTCCTTTCTGTGCTGTATCGGACCGCACCCCGCTCATACGAGCGGGGGCAGCGTCCGGAAGTTCTGTGTATTCCACATATCCAAGAGTTCCTGCTGGTGCGCGGCCATCCACTCCCGAACCATGGCCAGCCCCTTGCCTGGAAGATCCCCCTCTAGCATATCCAGCGTCTGGATATCAATGACGCCGTTATAGTCACCGTATAGTGCGTGGATATGCGGCGGATTGTGTTCCTTACCCAGCAGATACATCTTGATGGTCATACCATAAAAGCGAGCAATCACAGGCATATTTGTGTCCCCCTTTCTAACGATTATTATATCACGGTATCGTGAAATGTCAAGAGAAGAAGGAGAAAATTATGGCGGTTGTCAGTGCTGGGGATCTGCGGAACCGGGTGGAGGTGCTTCGCCGGACCGGGCGGATCAACCCGCTGGGAGAGCAGACATACGACTATGAGGCGGAGCGCCGGGTGTGGGCCAAAATCGTGCCCACGGCCGGGCGGGGCGAGACCGTTGAGGGAGACATGGAGCGGGCGGAAGTGACCCACCGGATCACCGTGCGCCGGGCCTCCATCCCGAACCTGACGACGGACCTGCGGCTTCGCTTCCGGGAGCAGGTCTACGAGGTCCAATATTTTTACCCCAATTACCGGGACAGCGGTTTCCTGGATCTTTATGCAAGGCTGGTGATCGAAGATGGCACGCGCAGCTTTTGATGCGTCAGCTCTGGCGGCATTTGCCGCACAGCTTGGACAATCCGGCGAAAGACTGCGCCGGCAACAGAAGCCTTTCTTGCGCAAAGAGGCCAACAAACTGAGAAAGCAAACTGTGAACGGCGCACGAAGGCTTGGAAAAAAGACGGGAAATTACCTGAAATCCATCAAGCGCGGAAAGGTGTACAGCTATCAAGGATCTCAAGCAATCCGTGTGTACTCCTACGCTCCACACGCACACCTGATTGAAGAAGGGCACCGGATGGTGACACATGATGGCCGGGAAGTCGGGTTTGTGCAGGGACACCACGTTTTTGAGGTCGCTGCCAGAGACTTCGAGCCGCAGTTTTTGATGGATTTGGATGACCTGTTGGACGAGGCGGTGAGAAACCTATGATCTCTTTACAAGCGGTCAATCGGGCAATCTGCGCACGGTATCAAACGGCCCTGGACGCCGCCGGCACCGGCGCCAAGCTGGTGGCGGAGGACGTGTCCAAGCCCATCATCCGGCCCAGAGGCAAGGTGGAGCTGGAGGACGGATCGGACACCCGGCTCCTGGCCTCCGGTCGGGAGCGGACGGTGACCTTCCGGCTGTACTACTTCGCCAAGGACCGGGACCGGCCCAAGCTGGAGAACCTGGCGGTGCGCAGCGCCATCGGGGAGGCATTTCTGGACGGGATCACGGTGGAGGACACCTATCTGGGCATTGACGAAGGCGTTTCCTTTACCGTGACGGACGGCGTGCTGGTGGCCTCGCTGGAGCTGACGCTGACGGAGCCAGTGCCGAAGGCGGACGCAGAGCCCATGGAAGAGCTGAATTTGGATTTGGAGGTAACATGAAATGGCTGTAACACTGCCGAAAATTCTGGTCACATTCACACAGCTGGCTACATCGTTCATCCAGCGGTCCGCCCGGGGGATCGCGGTGCTGATCGTGCGGGACGACACCGCCGGGACCGGAAAGACGTTTTTCCAGTACGGAGACGCCACCCAGGTGAGCGACACGGAGTTCACCCCCGCCAACCAGCAGTATATCAAGGACGCGCTGTCCTTCGGCCCGCTGCGGGTGAGCGTGGTGAAGATCAAGACCGCGGACGATCTGGCGGCTGCGGCGGCAATCTTCACCCAGTATGAAAAGACAGGCTGGGTGACCTTTGCGGAGGGGAGCAGCGACGACTGGACGGACCTGTCCAGCTGGATCAAGGCCCAGGAGAAGGCATACAAGAGCTGGAAGGCCGTCTGCTTCAAGGCCGCGGCGCCGGACTCCATGCACATTGTCAACCTCAGCAACGAGAAGGTGACCTTTGCCGATACCCGGGGAGAGGCGAGCGGCGAGAAATACTGCGCCTCTCTGGCGGGCCTGCTGGCATCCTGCAACGTGGAGCAGGGCGCCACCAACAAGCTGTGTCCGAATCTGACACGGGTGGCGGTGCCGGAGGATCCGGATACCGTGGTGGGAGCGGGAAAATTCCTGCTGATCAATGACGATGACGAGGTCCGGGTGGGCGTGGATGTGAACGCCCTGACCACCACCAACGGCACCACCCTGACGGAGGACATGCAGTACATCGAGACCGTGGAGGCCATGGATATGCTGCGGGACGACATCACCGCTACATTCCGGGACGAGTACTTGGGCAAGTACCGCAACAGCAAGGCCAACCAGATGCTGTTCATCTCCGCAGTCAATTACTATTTCGATACACTGGCGGCTGCCGCCAGCAACTACGTGCTGAACCCGGACCACGACAACAAGGCCGGCATCGACGTGACCGCCCAGCGGAACGCCTGGATCGGGTCCGGGAAGGCGGAGGCCGCGGACTGGGACGACGCCACCGTGATGGCGACGCCGTTCAAGCGGATGGTCTATCTGGCGGGAGACGTGCAGATCCTGGGCTGCATGGGCGGCCTGGAGTTTGCCGTCACCCTGATGTAAGGAGGACGTATGAGCAAGAAAACAGAGAAAATGCTGCACGGGTCCTGCAGCGAGGCGTATATCAACGGCGCCCGGGATGACTTGGCCACCAAGATCGAAGTGAAGGTCACCGGCGATTTCGAGGACGGCGCGTTCTGCGGGGATTACGGGACGTTCCCGATTTACAACGGATACGCCATCGAGGGCACCATTACTGACAAGAAACAGGACAGCACGCTGGAGACCGCCATTGTGGAAGGGTACCGGACCGGCATCATGCCGGACATCGTGCTGATCACAGCTCTTACCAACCCGGTGAGCAGGCAGACAGAGCGGTGGAGCGTCTCCGGTGTGGTGTTCACGGAAGTGGCCCTGGCCAATATTGAGGCGAAAAAGGCCGTGGAACGGGAGCTCCCCTTTAAGGCGGAGCGGTGGAAGAACCTGGAGGCGATTTCATGAGCAGGAAAATCACATTTGACGAGCTGGTGGCCCGGCGGGAACAGCGGGAGAGCGACAAGCTGAAGGTTGGGATGCTGACCATTCCCGGCACCGGCGTGGGGCTGGAAGCCCGGATGCCGCCCCAGAAGGCGGTGCTGGAGCTATACGGTGAACTGGGCAACGCCCAGGACGCTCTGGCGGCGCTGCGCTGCGGCAACCACGCTCTGTACGTGTGCTGCCCCCAGCTGCAGGACCGGGAGCTGCAGAAGGAGCTGGGCGTGGACGAGGACCCCATGGGCATCCTGGACGCCCTGTTCACGCCAGTGGATCAGGACCAGCTGGGCGGTGAGGCGCTGCGGTTCCTGGGACTGCTCC